CCGAAGAAGGACAAGGCGCAGACCGCACCGGCACCGGCACCCGATACGTTCGGCGCGAAGGCAGTGGCCGAGCGCAACAACACGGAAACGCCGCTGGAACGCGCCATGGCCTACATCCGGCATCAGGCCAGTTTGGGCGCCTATGGCGAGGGCGAAGAGGGACAGGCGGGCATGCGTGCTGCGATGCAGGCCGCGCGTGAGAAGCACGGGGGCGGCAATGGCAATTCCTGAGTCAGCGCCGCGAGCGACCGCGGCGAGCATGGCCGAGCGCATCAGCGTGGATCTGTGCGAAGCGCTGCTGGGCCTGCGCACCCGGCTGCTGGTGGTGGACATCATGCGCCGGTACCGGTGCAAGCGCGGCACCGCGATGCACGCCGTGGCACTGGCGCGTGTTCGTGTGGGGATAGAGCGCCGCATCAGCGGCATTTAATCAACGGGAGAAAGGGGAATACCATGGCAATCGAAAGCAAGATCGAATGGACCGACGCCACGTTCAATCCGTGGATCGGCTGCACCAAAATCAGCCCGGCGTGTGACCACTGCTACGCCAGCGTGTCCACGCCCACGCGCCGGTTCGGCGTGAAGTGGGGCGCAGGCGAGGAACGCCGCCGCACCGCGCCTTCGAACTGGCAGCTGCCGCTGCGGTGGAACGCGCAGCACGATCAGTTCTTCGCGGAGAACGGCCGGCGTCGCCGCGTGTTCTGCGCGAGCCTGGCCGACGTGTTCGACAACGAAGTGGACCCGTCGTGGCGCGCCGACCTGTTCGCGTTGATCGAAGCCACGCCGAACCTGGACTGGCTGCTGCTGACCAAGCGCATCGGCAACGTGTCGAAGATGGCGCCCGCCTCCTGGGTTGGCGGCCCGGTCCAGCACGGCCCGGACCCGGCGAACATCCATGGCGGGTGGCCGGCTAACGTGTGGCTGGGCGCGACGATCTGCAACCAGGCCGAAGCCGACCGCGACATCCCGAAGCTGCTGGCCACGCGCGCGGCGGTCAAGTTCCTGTCGATGGAACCGCTGCTGGGTGAAGTGAAGCTGCGCTGGGATTGGGTGAGCGGTGGCCGGCCCCTGGGCGGCGGGCCGATGTGCAATCTGCGCGAGCCGTGGAAAACGCCGGAGCCGGAACCGGCCCTGGATTGGGTGATCGTAGGTGGCGAAAGCGGCCATGGCGCCAGGCCCATGAACCCTACGTGGGCGCGATTCCTGCGCGATCAGTGCGAAGCCGCTGGCGTGCCTTTCCTGTTCAAGCAGTGGGGCGAATGGGTATCCGTTTCGGAAGTCGAAGGCGAAGGCCCGCACCACCAGTTCCCGACTGGGGAGACGTTGCGCCGGATCGGAAAGCACGCCGCAGGCCGGACGCTGGATGGCGCGCTGCACGACGGTTATCCCCATGGCTGACCATCCGCATTCGACCACGCGCAAGATCGCGCGGCGCTACGTCTACATGAAGTGGCGCACGATGATCGATCCGGCGACCGGCGAGGAAGTGCGCGCGCTGGTGGCCAGCAGCAACGTGGATCGGCGGATCCTGCAGGGGCGGAAGTTCCGCCCCGATGGGCGCGTGCGCTGCGAAATCAAGAACCCGCGCAATGAGGGGTTCCACCGCCTGGTGCATCAGTTCGGCACGTTCCTGGTCACGCACGTGGACGGCTACGGCCACCACCTGACGCACAAGGGCAAGCCGGATTCGCACGCCGCGGTGAAGGACGTGCAGGCGCGCAGCGGCGCAGCCTGCGAGCGAATCGCCTACGACATCGACATCCCTGGGATGGGCCTGACCCAGGTAACGCGCAGCGAGCCGCGCAGCATTTCCTTCGATGAAATGGACGAAGACGAATTCGCCGCCGCCTTCAAGGTGATGACCGAATATGTCGCCGAACACGACTACCCCGACCTGTCACCCGAACAGGTCGCCGACTTCGAATCCCTACTGGAACAACCATGATCCGCGACCTGTATGCAAAGCTCCCCAAGGAAGCGCCGGAATACCTGGCGTTCGTCCGTTCGCTGCCGTCCGCGGCCAGCGGCATGATCGGCTGCGTGGCGCACCACCGCATCGGTGGCCGGCTGTCGCAGCACAAGGTCAGCGACTTCGACACCATGCCGCTGACGGATGAGGAACACCGCGAACTGCATGCCGGCATGGCCGCGTTCGTGGAGAAGTACGGCAAGACCGAAGCGGACATGGTGAAGGCCACGCTGCTGGAAGCCATCCGCCTGGGCGTGTTGAAGTTCGACGCGCGCGCTGCCAGGGAACTGGCATGAAGATCGTGGTGTACGGCGATCCGGCGCCGCAGGGCAGTAAGTCCTTCAAGGGTATTCACGGCGGGCACGCGGTGCTGGCCGAATCATCGAAGCGCGTGGCGCCGTGGCGTCAGGACGTGAAGCTGGCGGCGGAAGGAGCAATCGAAGGCTGCGGCGATCCTGGTGCGTGGGTGCCGATGGATGGCCCGCTGCTGCTGGTGGTGGTTTTCACACTGCCGGCGCCGCTGTCGCTGCCGAAGCGCCGCGCATCGTACCCGTGCAAGCTGCCCGATCTGTCGAAGCTGGTGCGCAGCACGGAAGACGCGCTGACCGCGGCCGGCGTGTGGAAGGATGACGCGCGCGTGGTTGAGTGCCGGGCGTTGAAAACCTACCCCGTGGGGACGCTGGGCGCGCACGCTGACGCACTGCGCAGCCCTGGCGCGTTGATCCGGGTGTTTCCCTACCTGGGATAGCGTGGCATGATGCGGGCGCGGCCATCCCCTGCCGCCTCCCCGCCCCGGCCTGCATCCCCAGCAGGCCGGGGTTTCTTTTTCAGCGCAGCGCCACCAGGCGGCAGGGGATCGAATAGGTGGCGCCGATGGCCAGCAGCGGCGCGGTCAGCGTGACTTCCACCGTTCCCGCCGTGGGGCATCGCAGGTTGTGGATGGCGTAGCCGGCCGGCAGCGCCGTCGTGGGGAACAGCAGCAGATCGTCGCCGGCCAGCGCACCCGAAACCCCGGTGAACGTCAGCGTGCGCACGCCCGCCGTGATGACCGCCAGCGTGGCCGTCTGCGCCACGGTCAGCGTTCCCAGCGCCACCTTCGCGCTGGGTCCGGTCGCGCCTGTGTCGCCCTTGGCGCCCTGCGGCCCCTGGGTGCCCTGCGCACCCTGCGCGCCCGTTGCCCCTGTGGCGCCCTTCGCACCAGCCGGTCCCGTTGCTCCGGTGTCGCCTTTCGGACCCTGCGGGCCTTCTACGCCCTGCGGGCCGGCCACGCCGGGGAAGCCGCGTTCGCCCTGCACGCCCATCGGACCCTGCGGCCCTGCCACGCCTTGCGGCCCAGTTTCCCCGGCCGGTCCAGCGGGGCCGGTGTCGCCAGTCGGCCCGGCCGGGCCTTGCGGTCCAGCCGGCCCCTGCGGTCCGACCTCGCCCTGCGGCCCAGCCGGGCCGGCATCGCCCTGCGCGCCCTGGAACCCGCGCGGACCCTCCGGTCCAGGCGGGCCATCTGCGCCGGTTGCACCCTGCGGCCCCGTCTCACCCTGCGGACCCTGTGGGCCTGGCACGCCCGTTTCGCCCTGCTGTCCCTGCTCGCCCTGGCCGCCTCGCGGGCCGCGGATGTTGCCCACGTTCGTCCAGGTGCTTCCGGCCTGGTTCCACACGTACAGGTCGCCGCCGATCAGCCATGCGTTGCCGGGCGCGCCCGTCACCGGCAGCGCGGTGGTGCTGGCCAGTTCGCCCAGGATGGCCACGCCAGCACCGGGCGGCCCTTCTTGCCCGGTCAATCCGCGCGGCCCCTGCGGGCCAGCTGGCCCCTGCGGGCCGGTGGCGCCGGTCGGGCCTTGCGTTCCCTGGTCACCCTTCCTGCGCGGCAGCGTCATGTCCAGCTGCATTTCGTCGTCCTGCCGGCGCAGCTGCTGCATGATCCGGCGGGGCGTCATCGGGTCACGGGTCGGTGCCATCGTCTTCGTTCCATGGTGGGATGATCCATGATAGGCGCGCGCGATTGACCAGGCACGCGCATGGCGCCACCATGGCGCAACCGTCCAGCGTCAATTCCAGGGGAAGCCATGTCCGACCAAGCCGCGAAGCTCGCGCTGCCCATCGTCGCCGAGTTCGAAGGGTTCCGCCCTCATCCGTACCCGGATCCGGCCAGCCCGCTGGCCAAAGCCACGCGGAAGGAGCCGTGGGGCCACGTCCCCGCGCGCTCGATCTTGAACCGCCTGCCGGCCGCCACCGCGGCGCTGTCCGGCGCACCGTGGACCATCGGCTACGGGCAGACGGGCAAGTACATCACGCCCGACACCGCGCCCTGGTCCGATGCAGTCGCCCGCGCGAACCTGGAAGAGGAACTGCAGCTGCGCGTGGATGCGGTGCGCGCGCGCGCCAAGAAGGACGGCGGGGTGCTGCAGGACGCGCAGGTGGCGGCCACCGCCAGCTTCCTGTTCAACGTCGGCGAGGGGCGCAAGGCGTCCGGCAGCGATCCGGGCAAGGATGGGCTGTTCATGCTCAAATCCGGCCGGCCCTCGACTCTGTGGCGCAAGGCCATGGAAGGGTGCCACACCTGCGCGGCGGACCAGTTCCTGGCCTGGAACAAGGCCGGCGGCCAGGTAATGGCCGGCCTCACGCGGCGCCGCAACGCGGAGCGTAGCCTGTACCTTCGGGCGGGCTGACGGTGGACGACTTCATGGGGCCGGGCAAGGTCATCGGGATATTCGGCGCGGCGGCGACTGCCGGCGCCACTGCGGTGGAAGTGGTCACCAAGACCGAAACCGTGGTGCTGAACATCCCGCTGTCGATGCTGCTGGTGGCCATCGCCGGCACCATGATCGGCTTTTTCATCCTGCCGTCGAAGGACGCCGCGCGCATCAGCCCGAACCCTGGCGCCACGCGCCGGCAGCGGATCATGTACGTGGTGTTCTCGCTGGCCATCATCGGCGCCGCGGTCATCGCCTACGCCATCATGTCGGCTTGGATCATCCAGGCGGGCGTGTCCATTATCGCCACCGTCTTCAAGGGATGGCGCGTCGAAGACGGGGCAATCATGCCCTGCACTGGCCTGGTCGGAATCGGCATCCGTCTGTGGCTTCCTACCCTCCTGAAAGCTGTTGAGCGGCGCGCCGACCGCGTTATCGGGGGTTCCCCATGAAGTGGTTTCTGTGGATCGGCGGCGGGCTGGCCGGCACGGCGGCAATCGTCGCCCTGCTGTACTTCCTCGGCCTCGGTGGTGTCGTGCGGGTCGTCAGGGCCATAGGCGACTTCCTGGGTGACCTGGCCGAGTCGTTGCGGGCCTGGCTGCGAAAGCCTGGCAACAAGGTCCGCGGGCTGTGCGCGGTGTTCGGCTTCCTGTTCCTGGCCGCCGGCCTGCAGTCGTGGCAACGCGGCACGGTCATCATCCAGCAGCGCGCCGACTACGTGGCCCTGCAGGAACGCACCGACCAGGAGAAGCGGACGCTGGCCCAGCAGATCTCGGACCGGGAAGCGACCATCAAGCGCTTCACCGACCTGGCCGAGCGCCAGAAGGAACTGCTGGCCCAGGCGGCGCGCGAGAACGAAGCGGCCCTGGCCTCTGCGAAGCTGGCCGCGGCACGCGCGGCTGAGTCGGAACAGAAGTACCAGGAGGCCTTCCAGCAGCGGCCCACCGAATGCAAGGCGGCGCTGGAAGTGATGGCTGCAGCCTGCCCGACCTTGAAGGATTACTGACCATGCGCGCTTTGCTTTGGCTCCCCTCCATCCTGCTGGCCGCCTGCGGGCGCCAGGCCGTGAAGCCGGACATTCCCACCACCCCGGCCGGCGTGGTCGAAGTGCCGGTGGAAGTGTACGTGCCCATCGACGCCGACCTGACCGCGCGCTGCCAGTGGCGGGAGACGGCGCCGCTGGAAGTCATGCCCAGCGTGGCCCGAGAGCGCAAGAAGTGCCTGCAGTTCTACGAAGGCAACCTGGACGCCATCGAACGGGTGCAGGGCCGGCCCGTCCCGAAGCTGGGCCAGCCGTTCCCCGCCATCAAACGGAAGAAGTAACGCACGAAGCGTTACCTGCGCCGTTACCACGTCGTTACCGGAGCGTATCCCATGAACCTGTCGTTTCTCGCCACCATCGCCTTCGCCATCCTGGTGATCGTCGGCGCCTTCCTGGCCAACCTGGTCGTGCTGGTGTTCACGAACAGCCAGTGGCACGTGTCGGGCGTCGTGCTGTCGATCATGGCCGCCGCCGCCAGCTACTGGGCGCAGCACAACTTCACCGCCTCGGCCGGCTACACGCAGGACGTGCTGGTGAACCCTGGCCTGACCGGGCTGCACGCGGCCGCTGACCGGGCCGAAGCGCTGGGTGTCGGCTTCCAGTACCTGGCCATCGCCCTGCTGCTGGCTGCGGTCGCCTGCTTCTGGCTGGGGCTGCGGTGATGCGCGGGCTGCGCTGCGCCTGCTGGGTGGCGGCATCCCTGGCCACCGTGCTGGCCGGGACCGTGTGCGCCAGCTGGCTGGGTGGATCCGGCGGTATGGGCGTGGCCATAGTGGCGACCGTGCTGGCGCTGCTCATGGCCCAGCGTGCTGAGGCGACTTGGTGATGGAAGGGGACAAGAACAGCAAGGCGTCCCCGCCGATCTACTGGACCGCCCCGGCCGCGCCGGCCGGCTGGGTGAGCCTGGGCGATCAGGTGGAGGTGTACACCGTCCAGGAGTTCGCAACCCACGAAGAGGCCGTGGCCGCGCTGCGGCTGTTGGCCATGCCTGCCGCCAGCCAGAGGGTGCAGTGATGGCTGGCCGGCCTACGGTGCGGCACTCGGATCTGGACGACCGGATCATTGGCCTGTTGCAGGAGGGCAAGTCATTCCGCTGGTTCGATTCCGAAGAGGCTGTGGGGCTTCCGTCCACGGCCACGATCCGGCGCTGGCGGTCCGACGATGCCGAATTCGATGCCAAGTGCGCGCGCGCGTGCGAGGCCTCGGCAGACGCCGACTACGACCGCATGGAGCGGATCGAGGAACGCGTGCTGGGCATCAACGTCACCGACAAGGAACCCCAGCTGGACGCGAAGGCCGCGAACGTGGTGCTGTCGAACATGAGGTGGCGGATGGAGAAGCGGAAGGGCCGGACCTACGGCCAGAAGGTCGAGGTGAAGGCGCAGGTGACGCTGGAACAGCTGGTCGCGGAAAGCCTGGGCGGGTCCGGTACCGGCGGGGGTGGCCATTGATCCGGGCCGCCGCCATCCGCGTGCTGTTCCTGCTGGGCGGCCTGGTGTACCCGTGTCGCTGGTGGGGCTGCAGCCGCGACTGGCCGGAAATGGAAACCTGCGGGCGCTGTGGCCGGCACATGCCGCTGGACGGTGAGCCGTGACCGACGACACCGGCATCAGCACCACCCCGGTCCCGGAGACGGCCGGCCAGCGCATCCGCCGCTGGCGCGAGCATCCGGGGCAGATGGTCCGGGAACTGTTCGGCACAACCCCCGACGCCTGGCAGGACCAGGTGCTGGCCGCCTTCCCGACGAACCCGCGCCTGGCCATGAAGGCGTGCAAGGGGCCGGGCAAGACCGCCGTGCTGGCCTGGCTGTGCTGGAACTTCCTGCTGTGCTACCTACACCCGAAGATCGCCGCGGTATCGATCACCGCCGACAACCTGGCGGACGGCCTGTGGTCGGAAATGTCGAAGTGGCAGAAGCGCGCGCCCCTGCTGCAGGCGACCTTCACCTGGACGAAGACCCGGATCTACGAGAACGGTAACCCCGAAACCTGGTTCATGTCGTTCCGGTCTTGGGCCAAGGGCGGCAGCGCCGAGCAGCAGGCCGACACCTTGGCGGGCCTGCACGCCGACAACATCATGTTCGTCCTGGATGAGGCGGGCGGCATCCCCGACGCCGTGATGGCCGCGGCCGAAGCCGGCCTGGCCAACGCGGACGGCATCAACCTGCACGCGCACCTGGTGATGGCGGGAAACCCCACGCACCTGTCCGGCCCCCTGTACCGGGCGACCAGCAGCGAACGGCATCTGTGGTGGTTGATCGAAATCACGTCCGACCCGGACGACCCGATGCGCACGCCGCGCGTGTCCGCCGAGTGGGCGCGCCAGCAGATCGAGAAGTACGGCCGCGACAACCCGTGGGTGCTGGTCAACGTGTTCGGCAAGTTCCCGCCGTCCAGCATGAACGCCCTGCTGGGGCCGGATGACGTGTCCGCCGCCATGCGCCGCCAGCCCAGCGACAACAGTTGGCGCGCCCTGGCCCGCATCGTGGGCGTGGACGTGGCCCGGTTCGGCGATGACGCCAGCTGCAAGGCCCGCCGCAACGGCTGCGTGATGTTCCCCCTGGAAATCGGCCGCAACCTGGAAAGCCTGCAGGGTGCCGGCTGGGTGTCGCAGGAAGCCCGCGACTTCTACAAGGACCAGTCGAACGCCAAGGCCGACGCGGTGTTCGTGGACGACACGGGCGGCTGGGGTGCCGGCTGGATCGACCAGCTGCGCGCCCTGAACTACACCGTGACTGGGGTGGGGTTCGCCGGCAAGGCCGACGATCCGCGCTACTTCAACAAGCGCACCGAAATGTATTTCCGGTTCGCCCATGCCATCAAGCACGAAGGGCTTTGCCTGCCCAACGACCCCGAACTGGCCCGCGAGTTGTGCGCCCACACCTACTACTTCCAGGGCGACAAAATGCGCGTCATCGAGAAGGACCAGGTGAAGGAGGAACTGGGCCACTCGCCGGACCGTTCAGATGCGGGCGCGTTGACGTATGCTTATGACGTGGCGCCGGGGGATCGGAGCCAGGAGAACACCGGCCACCCTCGCATCCAGTCGCTGGCTGCGCAGGTGGCCGAATCGTATGGGTCCGGCGACCCCGGAACCCCCTACAACCCGATGGGATGACGCCATGAAACTGGTTTCGATGAAGAAAGAGGGCGGGCACGGGAAGGATTGCTGCTGCTGCGACGCCGCCCCGAGCGGCTGCAGCGAGCCGGATTACCCGTGGGGCACGCGCATCAGCCTGGAAGAAGACCAGATCGCGGCCCTGGGCTTGAAATCCATGCCGGCGGTCGGCGCCCCGGTCGGCGTGGAAGCGGTGGCCATGGTCATCGGCGTGAATGAGGAACAGCGCGACGGCAAGACCTTCCGCCGCCTGGAACTGCAGATCACCGATCTGGCCCTGGCCGCCGCCGGCACCAACAAGTACGCCCGCATGTACGCGGACGACCCCAGCATGAAGGACTGACCACCATGTGCAGCAGCGCCCCCAAAGTGAAACCCGTAGCATCGGCGCCCGTCGTCGGCCCCGAATCAGTGGATGATGCCGCTGTCGCCGAGCGCGACCGCGAGCGCAACCGGATCCGCGCCCGCGGCGGCCGCCAGTCCACCATCTTGGCCGGCAACACCGATCCGTCCGCCACCCCGACCGCGCCCGTCAAGACGGCGCTGGGGGTGTGAACGTGCGGAAGACTCGCCAATACGCTGGTCGCCCTCTGGTCGCCGCGCTGCCGTGGGCCATCCGTTCTATCCTGGTCCAGCAGGGCGCGCACGAACTGCGCCCGTTCGGTACCTGACAGGGGAAGCCATGGACATCGACACCGCCCGCGCCAAGCTCGACGCCGCCGCGGCCCAGCCGACCCTGCAGCTGCGCCAGCACTGCGACCGGCGCCGGGCGGCGATGATTGCCGCGCGCGAAACCTGGATGCCCGACTGGATGCAGGTGACCGAGTACATCGACCCGGCCCGCGGCCAGTTCAACGGCGAGGGCACCACCAGCACCAGGAAGAAGCGCAGCCGGTCCAAGATCATCAACGGCACCGCCACGAAGTGCGTGCGCGTGGCCACTGCCGGCATGTCCTCGCACATGACCAGCAAGGCCCGGCCGTGGTTCAACCTGACCACGCCGGATCCGGCCATGGGCCAGGTGCAGGACGTGCGTGTGTGGCTGGACAACGTGACCACCATCCTACGCGACACCCTGGCGAAGTCGAATTTCTACAAGGCCATGCCGGTCTGCTACACGGAAGACCTGTCCTACGGCGTGGCGGCCATGATGATCGTGGAGAACCCCGAAGAGGTCGTGCGCTTCCACCCGCTGACCATCGGCAGCTATGCCATCGGGCTGGACGACGCCGGCAAGGTCGATTCGCTGTGGCGCTGCTACACGAAGACCGCGCGCCAGCTGGTGCAGAAGTACGGCCGGCTGGACCCGGAGACGGGGCAGCGCGTGCCCGACGAATCGAAGCTGCCCCAGCGCATCATCCAGGCGTACAAGCGCAGCCCGGACCAGGAATTCACCGTGGAAGCGCTGTATGAGCCGAACCCGGACGCGCGCCCTGGCATGGGTCCGCTGGGCGTCCAGGCGTCGAAGTTCCGGCCGTTCCGCGAAGTGGTGTGGATCGCCGGCAGCGGCGACGAAAAGCACGGCGTGCTGGACATCGGCGGGCACTACGAACAGCCGTTCGTGTCCATCCGCTTCAACCCGGTAGGCGATGACACCTATTCCGCATGCCCTGGCACCGACTCGCTGGGCGACATCAAGCAGCTGCAGTATCTGGAAGGCCAGAAGCTGCGCCTCATCGACTTGATGGCCGAACCGCCGGTCAGCGTGCCGGACACCATGCGCAACATCGGCGCCAGCCTGGCCCCGCGGACGAAGAACTACCTGCCGCAGAATCAGAACGGCGCCAAGATCGAAGCCACCTACACCCCGCAGCCGGGGTCGCTGCAGTGGGTGCAGCAGGAAATCCGCGAGGTCGAAGCGCGCATCCAGGATTCGTTCTACTACAACCTGTTCCTGATGCTGGAATCGCTGGGCGAGGCCTCGGGCCGGACGGCCACGGAAATCGCCGAGCGCAAGGAAGAGAAGGCCACCGTGCTGGGGCCGACGCTGGAAATCGTCACCGACGAAGGCCTGGACCCCACCGTGGTCCGGGTGTTCCGTCTGTGCGAGCGCGCCGGCCTGATCCCGCCGCCGCCGGCCATCCTCGCCAGCATCCCGTTGAAGATCGAGTACACCAGCATCCTGGCGCAGGCCATGAAGGCGTCCGGGACCAGCGGCATCGAGCGCACCGGGGCGTTCGTGGCGCAGATGGCCAGCGTGTTCGGCCCGGAAGTCATGGACAAGTTCGACGCCGACCAGGCCGTGGACGAATACAGCGAGCGCACGGGCGCGCCGGCCAGCATCATCCGCGACGACGATGCCGTGCTGACCATCCGCCAGGGCCGCGCGGCCCAGCAGGCGCAGCAGGCGGCGCTGGCCGCGGCCAAACCCATGGCCGATGGCGCCCAGGCGATCAAGACGCTGAACGAAGCGGTGCCGCAGCCCGGAAGCCTGGGTGAAGGCCTGGCCGAACAGCTGCGCGGGGGGCAGGCAGCATGACGCACCCCGCCGACCGCGACGCCATCGAGGCCCAGCAGCGCGCCGAGCGCCAGGGCGAAAAGTGGTTCCAGGAACAGCTGCGGGCTGACGTGCAGCAGGTGATGAATCTGCCGGCCGCGCGTCGTATCCTGTGGCTGTTCATGCAACAGACCGGGCTGGACGCTTCCCCGTTCGCCACCAACGCCATGGCGCAGTCCCACGCAATCGGGATGCAGGACGCCGCGAAGTGGTGGCTGAACCTGGTGCGCGACCACTGCCCGGAGAAAGAAGCGCAGATCCGCCGGGAAGGCCTGGCGCAGGCCAAGCCGAAAACCAACGACCAGGAACCCGAAGAATGAATACCGAAAACACCGACACCGCCAACAGCCAGCAACCCAATCCTGGCGAAGGCGCAGGTGCAGCCACCGATGCAGCGAACCCGAACGGGCAGTCGGCCACCGCGCCGGCTGCAGCGCCAGGTCAGGGCGAGGGTGGCGAGAAGACCGGCGGCGACGCCGGCAACCAGGGCGACCAGGGTAAGACGGGCGACGAAGGGAAGACTGGCGACGGCCAGGACAAGACCGACGATCAGCAGCCCGCACTGACTGGCGCGCCCGAAGCGTACACGGACTTCACCCTGCCGGACGGCTTCAAGCTGGAAGGCGAGCGGAAGGACGTGGCGCTGTCGCTGTTCCGTGACCTGGGGCTGTCCCAGGCCGGGGCGCAGCGTGCCATCGACCACTTCATCAAGACGGTGGGCGAGGACGCTGCGATGCAGCAGCAGGCCATGGAAGCCGCTGTGGCGCAGCAGCGCGACGACTGGGGCAAGGCAGCGAAGGCGGAACTGGGCGACAAGTACGAAGCCGAAGTGGCATTCGCCAAGACCGCCGTGCATGCACTGCAGAACCCGAAGCTGGTGGAAGCGTTCGATGAACTGGGCTGGGGCAACCATCCCGAACTCATCAAGGCGTTCGCCACGTTCGGCAAGCTCATGCGGGATTCGCCTGTCGATGGCATCGGCAGCAGCGGGGCCGCAAAGCCGGACGCCAAGCCGTGGAACCGCATGTACCCCGACATGTGACACCCTCAACCCTGACCTGACCACCTGAAAAAGGAATCGCACCATGGCAATCCTCGCCAACGGCCAGCCCACCCTTGCGGATGCGGCGGCCCTGACCACTGATTCCGGCGCCGCTGTCACCATCGCGGAACTGCTGGAACAGACTAATCCGGCCTTCAACGACATCCCGTGGGAAGAGGCCAACAGCACCACCGGCCACAAGGTGTCCGCGCGCCAGAAGCTGCCGGAAACCTACCTGCGCCGCATCAACCAGGGTATCCGCCCGTCGAAGTCCGGCTACGGTTCCGTGCTGGAATCGGCCGGCCTGTTCAACGCGCTGGGCCAGGTCGATGCCAAGCTGGTGGAACTGGCCGTGGATAAGGCCCGTTTCCGCTTCATCGAGAACAAGGGCCACATCGAGTCGATGGGCCAGCGCTTCTTCCAGTCCATGCTGTACGGCGATCCGAACGTGGTGCCGGAAGACTTCCTGGGCATCGCGCCGCGTTACGCCAGCCTGGCCGCCGCCGACCGCACCGCCGTGCAGATCATCGACGCGGGCGGCACCGGTTCGGACCTGACCAGTATCTACCTGGTCGGCTGGGGCGAAGGCTCGGTGATGGGCTTCTACCCGAAGGGCACCACCGCCGGCATCAAGCACGTTCCGCTGCCGCAGAACATGATCGATGATGGTACCGGCGGCAAGTACCTGGGCTATGAAGACTGGTTCGACCTGAATGCCGGTATCGCGGTCAGCGATTACCGCAACATCGTCCGCATCGCCAACATCGACGTTTCGGACCTGCAGGCCGGCGATCCGATCACCGGTATCACCGCGGGCGCCAAGCTCATCAACCTGATGACCATGGCCCTGGAACAGCTGAACAACCCGAACGGCCTCAACCCGGTGTTCTACGTGCCGCGCGTGGTGTCCACGTTCCTGCGCCTGCAGATCCAGAACAAGGCGAACGTGTGGCTGTCCACCCGCGAAATCGCGGGCAAGAAGGTCACGGACTTCGATGGCGTGCCGGTCCGCCGTATGGACGCCATTTCCCTCAACGAAACCCGCGTCGTCGTCTAATCGACGGCGCCGGCCATTCACAAGGAATCGAACCCATGATCCTCGATCAGCTGCTGTACTTCTCCGACAACCAGGCCGTGACCGCGGATGCCATTTCCAACGTCATCGACCGCGGTTCCACCGCCCCGGTGCTGGCCAACTTCTCGCCGGGCTTCGCTGGCGATCTGTTCCTGGTCATCCAGACCGGCACCGCCTTCGCGGGCGCCACCAGTCTGGAAGTGAAGCTGGCTTCGGACAGCACCGCCGACCTGGCGACCTCGCCGACCACCCACGCTTCCACGGGCGCCATTCCGGTGGCCAACCTGGGCGCGAACAAGGTGGTGGCGGTGCTGCCGGTGCCGCCGGGCGACTACGAACGGTATGTCGGCCTCATCTACGATGTGACCGGGACCGGCACCGCCGGCACCATCCGCGCCTTCCTGACGCAGACCCCCGGCTACTGGCGCAAGATGGCGGCCAACAACCCGCAGGCTCGCAACTGACCGCCCTGGATCCGGCCCTACGGGGCCGGCTCCACTGACCAAGGAACCGCACCATGAGCAATACCAAGGCACTGAACCCGCGGACCGCGCGCACGCCGTCCGGCGGGGAACAGCAGTACGTCATCGCCCACGGCGCCCCGACCCACTACGTGGACGGCTATAGCCTGTGCAACGCGGGCGCCATCGTCACCCTGGCACCGGGCGTCACGCCGGGCCGCTGGTATGTCGAAGTGGCCCCGGAAGACGCGGAGAAGGCGCAGGCATCCGAAACTGACGCCCAGCGCCTGGCTGTTCTGGCCGCCGCCAAGATCAAGGCCAAGGCCAACAGCGAGGACGTGAGCCGCAAGCAGGCCGCCGACCAGGCAGCGCAGGCGCAGGCCGCAGCTGACGCCCAGGCGAAAGCCCAGGCCGAAGCCGATGCCATCGCCAAGCTGGCCGCGGCCGACGCCAAGGCTCAGGCCGCCGCTGACCAGGCCACCGCCGAGAAGACCCGCGCGGATGAACTGCAGGCGCAGCTGGACAAGGCGAACGCCGACCTGGCCGCCGCGCAGTCGCAGCTGGAAAAGGTCAACGCCGCCGCGGAAGCCGACAAGGGCAAGGGCGAGTCGAAGGCCGACGCCAAGCAGGCCGGCAACGCCAAGTAATCCCCGCCTCCCCGGCGGGCGTGCAGTCGGGGTCGGCGTATTGCCGGCCCCTCTTTTTAGGTGATGACCGTGGCCACGCAGACCGACATTTTCAACCTGGCGCTGTATAAGCTGGCGCAGTCCATCGCCATTCCGGCGGTGACCGACGAATCCAAGGCCGCCGACGTGATGAACCGGCTGTGGGCGCCGATGCGCGACCTGGTGTTGACGGAACGCGTGTGGCCCTGGGCGATCCGCTCGCAGGCGCTGGCGCTGGACGTGGAAGCCGCGCAGCCCGGATGGGGCTACCGCTACGCCTATCCGAACGACTGCCTGACCGCCTACGCGGTGACCGACGCCAACGGCATCGCCGCGGCCGGCAAGCTGTCGCGCTTCACGAACGGCGACTACATCGCCAGCGTGTGGGGTTCTGGCGCCTTCGACTGGGACACCAGCTACGGCGACCAGGCCACCACGATCAACACGAACGTGCGCAACGCCTTCCTGGTGTATGCCTGCCGCGTCGAAGACACCGGCCGGTATCCGCCGCAGTTCGTCAACGCCCTGGCGTGCCGCATCGCCGCCGAAGCCGCGCCGCCCTTGATCGGCGAAGTGGGATTGAACAACAAGACCCAGCTGCTGCAGGAATACACCCTGGCGCTGACCAACGCGGGCGCGCACGCCATGAACGAATCGCGGACGGACGCCGACTACGTGACGCCGGCCCTGGCCGCGCGCGACAGCAACGTGTGGCCGGGCCGGGGGCCGTACTGACATGCCCAAGTTCCTGCAGCCTTCTCTGTCCGGCGGCGAGCTTTCGCCCGGTATGCGTGGCCGCGTCGATCTGGCGCGCTACGCGATCAGCCTGGGCATGGCCCGCAACTTCATCACCAAGCCGACCGGCGGCGGCGCCAAGCGCCCCGGCACGATCTTCCGCGGCCGGGTGAAGTTCTCCAACAAGCTGACGCGCCTGGTGCCCTTCATCTACTCCACCAGCGTCAAATACTTGATCGAAATGGGAGACGGGTATTTCCGCTTTTGGGTCAACGGCGCGCTGCTGACCAACGCGCAGAAGCCCATCGAAGGGATCAGCCAGGCGAATCCCGCCGTGGTCACGTCCACCGGGCACGGCTACGTTGCCGGCGACCAGGTGGTGATTACCGGCGTGCGCGGCATGACCAAGGTCAACGGCCGCACCTTCACGGTGACGGTGGCCACGGCCAACACCTTCCAGCTGGCCGGCTTCGATTCCAGCATCCTGACCGCCTATGCCGGCGGCGGCAGCGCCGACCGCATCGTGGAAGTGGCCACGCCCTACGACGAAGCGAAGCTGCGCAGCGTGCGCTTCACCCAGTCGGCGGACGTTCTCTACATCGTCCACGGCCAGGTGCCGCAGAAGGAACTGCGCCGCCTGGCGGTCAACCAGTTCGAACTGCGCGACTTCGCGTTCAAGCGCGGGCCGTTCCGCCCGTTCAATAGCGACGAAGCGCTCATCATGGCCGTGTCTGGCACCACCGGCATCGTCACGGTCAGCACCAACGTGGACACCTTCACCGCCGACATGGTGGGTTCGCTGCTGTACGTCGAGGAAAAGGAACTGCGCGGCGTGAAGCCGTGGGCGTCGGCCGAAAAGAACGTGCCGGTGGGCGCGCTTCGCCGGTCGGACAGCAAGGTCTACCGCTGCGTGAGCATTCCGGCCAGCCTGGGCAGCAAGGGCACGCCCTACTGGGTCGCCGGCAACGTGCGCCCGATCCATGACAGCGGCCGTGCCTTCGACGGTCCGCAGGACATCAAGGACGACGGCGTGAACAGCTACGCGGTCGGCGTGGAATGGGAATTCCTGCACAACACCTTCGGCATCCTGCAGGTGCAGTCCTTCACTGACGCGCGCCACGTGCAGGCGGTCGTGATCGAGCGCGTACCGGACAGCATCGTGGGCACCGCGCCGGCACCGGCCAATAGCTGGACGTTCAGCGGCGACGGCACCACCAAGGTGTTCAGCATCACGGGCGCCCTGAGTGGTTCGACCCTGGACTACAAGGTGAACATCGACGGCCAGCCGATCCAGCCGAACCCGTACTACGGCGGCGGCGGCGGGGTGAATGGCAGCGGCGGCGGCAGCGTGCGCCCCGGCGGCAACAGCAACGTGCAACAGGAGGCGCTCTAATGGCGCAGGGCTGGACTATCAACCCCACCGCGGACACGATCACCTTCTACGAAGCGCCGCCGGTTGGGACGAACAACATCCTGGTGAACGAACTGGCCGATGCTGGCCAGGGTGGCACCGACGTGTGGGCGGTCGGCTCCTGGTCGGGCCGCTACGGCTATCCCTCGGAAGTCGAATTCTTCGCTGACCGCCTGTGGTTCGCTGGCACCCCGGCGGACCCGCAGACCATATGGGCGTCGTGCATCGGCGATTACCCCAACTTCGGCCGGTCCTCGCCCATCGTGGACAGCGACACGGTGACGTTCGTCATCAACGCGCGCCAGGTAAACACGGTGAAAGACTTGGTGCCGCTGGACAACCTGCTGGTGATGACCACGGGCGGCGAATACAAGGTCACGGGCGGGCAGGACGACGTGGTGACGCCCAGCACCATCGGCGTCAAGAACCAGGGCAATGCCGGCAGCGGCGATGTGCAGTCCAAGCTGATTGGCGAGTCGGCCATCTTCATCCAGGAAGAGGGCCAGAAGATCCGCGATCTGCGCTACCAGTTCGAAAAGGACGGCTTCCGCGGCAACGACATCAGCGTGTGGGCCGATCACTTGTTCGCTGGCTTCGAAGTCCAGTGGATCGAATACTGGAAGGCGCCGTGGCAAGTGGTGTGGTTCACGCGCGACGATGGCGTGCGCATCGGCTGCACGTACATGCCGGAACAGGAGGTCGTGGGCTGGCACTGGCACGACACCGATGGCCTGTTCCTGGACGCCTGCGCGCTGCCGGGCAAGAAGGAGTCGGAATGCTATTTCCTGGTGGAACGGTTGATCGACGGCGAAGTGGTGCAGTGCATCGAACAGCAGGCGCCGACCCGCGCAAACAGCGAATCGGATATGTGGTTCGTGGACTGCGGTGTGCAGTACGACGGCCGGAACGCGACCGCCACCACGATCCAGCTGGGCAGCACCGCCGGCTGGACCGAACAGGACGAACTGACCATCACCGCTTCCGCCGCGCTGTTCGTCGGCGCCACGGATGTCGGTGACGGCTTCGAACTGTGGCGCGACGTGACCACGGTGGAAGACGGCATCGCCAGCACCGCGCGCGTCAAGGTGCGGCTGGTGATCGACTCCTACGTGGACGCCACCCACGTCGTGGCGCGCAGCATCGGCACGGTGCCGGCGGCGCTGCGCGGCGTGCCGCTGGCCAGCTGGACGTTCCAGCGCGACACCATCGACAACCTGTGGCACCTGGAAGGCAAGCGCGTCGTGCTGTTGCAGGATGCCGCGGTGGCCGGCCCGTACACCGTGACCGGCGGCAAGATCGGACTGGCCACGCCTGGCGGCGTCTGCAACATCGGCCTGCCCTACGCCTGCGAGGTCGAAACCCTGGAATTGAATTCGCCGGGCGGCGATTCGATGCGCGATCAGCAGAAGCTGGCGTACAAGGTCAGCATCCTGCTGCTGGCGTCGCGCGGGGTGAAGGCCGGCGGCGTTACGGACAAGCTCTACCCGGTGAAGGAACGCCGCTTCGAACCCTACGGCCAGCCGCCCTATCTGAAAACCGGCGTGTTCGACTGCGACATCCCGGCAGGCTGGGGCGTGGATGCCGGGCGCGTGCGCATCGTGTCGGATGACCCGCTGCCCATGGAAATCCTGTCGATCACCACCAGGGCCGTGTCGTCCAACGGCCAGGCCGGCGGCGCTGGGGGCAAGGGATGATCCGCGCCACCATCGTGCCGGCAACCGTGGAACATGCGCACGCCATCGCGGAGAACCCGCGGGCGGCGGACCTGGCCGAACTGTGGGCGTGCAGCCGCAGCGACCCGCTGGATGCGATGCTGCGGGGCATGGAACGCACCGCCGAACCCTTCACCGCCATATACAACGGCCGCCCCGCCTGCATGTTCGGGGCGTCGCCGTTCTCCATCATGGGCGGCATGGGGTCGGCCTGGATGATCGGCAGCAGCGTGCTGAACCAGCACGGCGCGCAGAAGGATCTGCTGCGGCTGTCGGAACCCGTGGTCGAATACATGCAAGACCAGTTCCCGAACCTTCTCTACAATTTCGTGGATCAGCGGAACATCGCAGCGATCCGCTGGCTGCGCTGGCTGGGTTTCCAGTTCAGCGATCCGATTGCCTATGGCGTGGACGGCTTGCCGTTCCTGCCCTTCTATCGCCGCAGGGGTGTGTGATGTGTGAGCCGATTACCATTTCGACCGGCGCCGCCTGGGCACTGGGCGCGGCAGCAGCGGCCACCGCCGCGGCCACGTATGTGTCCTATGACGCCAACAAGAAGACCGGCGAAGCGAATGCCGAGATTGCGGCCAACAACGCGCGCCTGGCGGCCGACGACGCGGCTGCAGCCCAGGCCATGGGCGACCGCGAATCCCAGCAACAGACCTGGCGCACGCGCGCGATCATGGGCCAGCAGCGCGCTGCCATCGCGGCAAACGGGATCGATGCCGGGATCGGGACGCCGGCCGAAATCCTGGGCGAAACGGCGCTGTTCGGCGAGGTTGACCAGCAGGCCATCCGGCTGAACACCGCGCGCACCGCCTGGGGCTTCAACTCCCAGGTGCGCAACATCCAGAACCAGGCCGGCATCGACCGCTTCAACACCAGGGCCAAGGGCACCGCCACGGTGCTTTCCGGCATTTCCAGCATCGCCAGCAGCGCCGGGGGGTTCTACGGGTAATGGCCACCATCATTCCGCGCGTCACCGCGCCCCAGGTCGAAGTCCAGCAGGGTCCGCAGGTACGCAACACCGCGCGCGCCGATGACTCCGGCGCCCAGGCGCTGGCCGGCGCCATCGGCAGCTTCGCGCGTCCGGCCCTGGAATACGCCCAGCGGGAACAGGAGCGCAACGACACCACCGCGGTGATGGCCGCGCGCAAGCAGCTGTCGGACTGGGAGGCCAACACGTTCAACCCTGGCAACCCGGACGGCATCGGGAAGTACAAGGGCAAGAACGCGCTGGGGGCCGACGAAGTGCTGCTGCCCGACCTGGACAAGACGGTGGGCAGCATCAGCGCCGGCCTGACCCCGAAGCAGCGCCAGCAGTTCGAAGGCGTGGCCATGAACTTCCGGGACAGCGTGGCCGGTCGCCTGAACGGATACATGGACCGGGAACACTCCGGCTACATCACCGCCGAGCAGAAGGCGGCCGTGGACAACCTGGGCGCCGATGCGGTTTCCGCTGGCGTGTCCGGCGACTTCTCTCGGCAGGACCGTGTGGCGAACGAACTGCTGGCCATGAACCGCGCGCGCCGCGAAGCCGATGGCATGGGCGAAGAACTCATCAAGGCCGAGGAACGCGGCCTGGTGTCCAGCGTGCGGTCGCAGACCATCGAAGGCATGGCCACCGCGCACCCGTTCGAAGCGCAGGCCTACTTCGAACGCTATGCCGATCAGATGACCCCGGAAGACCGTGCGAAGGTGGATCGCCTGCTGTACCCGGTCGTGTCCGATGCCGCGGCCCAGGACGACGCAGATGCGATCCTGGCTGGCGCGCAGCCGCAGGCATACCGCGATCCCGGTCCGCGCGGGCGCGGCCCGTCGCCGGCGATGGCCAAGATCCTGGACGAAGAGGCCGACGCCGCAGGCGTGCCGCGGGAATACCTGTACGCCCTGGCCGAACAGGAATCCGGCTTCAACCCCAACGCGGTCAACCCGGAAGTGCTGGACGACGGCGACAACGCCACCGGCCTGTTCCAGTACCGCGCCACCAGCGCCCAGGGGTTCGACCGGAAGGATGCCCGCGCATCGGCGCGCGCTGCCGCCCGTGAGTTTGCCCAGCGCGCCAAGACCGGCGGCGTGGAATTCGCTGTGGCCGCCCACTTCGCTGGCGAGGGCGGCGCCGCCGCGGTCGTGCAGCGCGGGCGCCGCGCCGAGAACCCGAAGACCGCCCGGTACGTGGAAGAGGTCATGGGCCGGGCGTCGCGCTGGCGTGGCGATGCTCCCGTGCAGCAGGTGGGCCGCACCGCGCCGCCGAGCGAGGCCGACGCCATCGAGCGCGCGCAGGCCATCCCGGACCCGCGCCGCCGTGCCGCCGTGGTGGGCAAGATCCGCGAGCGGTTCCAGCTGTCCGATCTGCGCCGGCAGGAAGAGGACCGCGCCGCGTCGGAAGGCGCTTACACGGCCATCAACCAGGCCAGCAACCCGAACGCGCCGCTGCGCGAAATCCTGGGCGCCCAGGTGTACGCGTGGGCCGAGCGCAAGGGCCATCTGCCCACGCTGGAAAACCTGCGGAAGAACAAGGTAGCCGGCACCTTCACCCAGGATGACGCCGTGCTGGTCGAATCCCTGGAACGTGAGGCAGTTCTGTCGCCGCAGACCTTCGCGCACCGCGACATCCATGCGCTGGCGGACCGCATTTCGACTGAGACGCTGGGCGATCTGCTGGGCAAGCAGAAGCAGGCGAACGATCCTTCGAAGCGCGCCGATTGGGCCAGCCAGTCCCAGCGCATCGAATCGGGCCTGCGCATCCTGGGCCTGGACGAAGCCGGCGACAACCGCAACGCCGAAGGCGAATTCGTGGCCAAGCCGCCGAAGAAGAAGCTGGACGAACGCAAGGTGCAGCGCGCCCAGTTCGCCCAGGTGTACCGCGAGGCCGAACGCGCCTTCATCCAGCGCAACGGCAAGGATCCGACCCCGGCGGAAGCCGATTCGATCCTGCGTGCTGTCGTGCGCAACGTGGCCACCGACATCCCCGGCAAGCTGCGCCGGGCTGGCGCCATCGAAGGGTTCGGCGCTGCGCTGCCGGCCGCCGACCGGGCGGAAATCATCAGCGACTTCCGTGCATCTGCCGGGCGCGACCCGACCGAAGCCGAAATCGTTAGGATTGGGGCACGGTATCGGATGCAGTCCAACAGCGCGGGGTCGAACTGAACATGGGGAAGTATTCGGAAATCATCGCGGCAACCCAGGCCGAAGACGCCCAGGCGCGCGCCCGCGCCGCGGGCATCACGGCGCCGCAGGTGGAGCCGGACGCGATGGGCCGGGCCATGCGCCTGGCCGATCAGCGCGGCCTGCCGCCCGGCGTGGTCGCCGACAACCTGCCCGAATACGACCAGCAGCAGCAGCTGGACGCCCTGGGCGACGCTGCCAGCGCTTCCCCGGCCCTTGCGCGCTGGCTGGGCGACCCCAACCACACGGCGCTGTCCAAGGACGACACGGGCGTACTGGCGGGCCTTGGACGGCAGTTCAACAGCGGGCTGCTGTCGGCGAAGGAAACGCTGCCGTGGCTCCCGCTGCCGCAGTCTGCCCTGGACCTGGACAAGGAACGCAAGGCCGCCGCCGCGCGCGGGCCGCAGATGATGGCCAGCCCGGACCCGTCGTGGTTCAGCGAACTGGTGGGCAAGTTCCAATCCGGTTGGGAGCAAGGCAAGGCGGGGGCCGGCCTGCTGCCGATGCCGGACCTTGGCAGCGCCAGTTCGCGCGCAATCGAAGAACAGGTGGCCCGCGGCCTGGGGTATCAGGATGCGGCCAACTACGACGCGACCCGCACCGCGGTGTACGTGGCCGACCAGCAGCGCCGCGCGCAGGCCGCCGACGTGGAAACCGCGGCGACCGCGGCCGGGTTCCAGGAAATTGCCGACGCTGAGAAAACGAAGGACACCGGCAAGATCGCGCGCGCCGTGGTCACGAATCCGCGCGCGGTGATGGCCGTGGTGGCGCAGTCGCTGGGCAACACCGCCCCGCAGCTGGCGCTGTCCGCGGCGATGCCGGCCAGCCGTGTCGTGGCCGGCGTCACGGCGGGCACCGGCTCGTTCGCCACCGAACAGGGCATGACCATCTTGGACGTGATGGGCGATGCTGGCGTGGAAACCAGCGACCCGGCCGCGGTGTCCGCCTTCCTGCGGAACAAGCCGGCCATGGAGAAGGCCCGGCAGAAGGCGCTGACGCGCGGCGTGGCGGTTGGCACGTTCGACGCGCTCACGGCTGGGTTTGCGGGGCGCTTGCTGGCGAATAGCCGTCGCACGGCGGCATCCATCGGATCGCGTGTGGTCGGTGAAGGCCTGGTGCAGGCTGGCGGCGGCGCAGCGGGCGAAGCTACCGCGCAGCTGGCCAGCGAAGGCAAGATCACCAGCCAGTCGGACATTCTGCTGGAAGCTGCGGCTGAGGTTCCCACCTTCCTGGCCGAAGGCCGCGGGCAGATCGCAGAAGCGCGCCGCGCGGCAATGCACAACGCCGACCGCTTCGACGCCCACCAGGAACAGCGGGCGATCAGCGACCTGGTGAACCTGGCGTCGCAGTCGAAGACGCGCGAGCGTTCGGCCACGCGCTTCGAATCCCTCATCCGGGACATGACCAGCGAGGGCGAGGACACCATCTACCTGTCGGCCGATGGCGCCCAGCGCCTGTTCCAGTCGGCCAACAGCGAGGGCGGCCCGGACCTGGGCGCCTTGGTGGATGCCGACGCCCTGCGCGAGGCCATCGCTACCGGTGGCGAAGTCGCTATCCCGCTGGCCAAGTACGCCACCCTGGTCACCCCGGAACTGCACGCGGCCGTGGCCGATCAGGTGCGGCTGCAGCCCGGCGGCCGCCACGATCTGCCGGCGGTGTCGTCGGAAGAAATCCAGCAGGCCATCGACCAGGGGCTGGCCGAAGCGCAGCAGCAGGACGCGCGCGAGAACGGGCCGGCCGGCCAGGTCTACGACGACGTGGTGGGGCAGCTGCTGTCGCGCCAGGACGAACAGCTGGCCAGGCAGAACGCCAGCGTGGTGCAGTCCGTCTACCGCAACCTGGCCGAGCGTGTGGGCACCGACGCCTGGACGCTGTACCAGCAGTTCAAGATCCGCATCCCCGGCGCGACCACCGACACGCGCGCCCGCCCGCGCGGCGTGGACATCGACGTGGACCCGTTCCTGGACGCGCTCCGCAGCGGCAAGATGCCCACCGACCGCGAGATTTACGGCGACACGCTGGTGTCGGCGCTGCACGCGGCCGGTGGCCTGAGCGACTCCGGCGGCGAACTGGCCAACATGGATGCCGCCAAGGCGCGGCCGGGCCTGGTCAACAACCTGGCCGGCATGAGCCTGGACGATGCCCTGGTGTGGGCGTACCAGGAAGGCTTCATCACCCAGGCACCGACGAACCAGCAGGAAGGCAGCTACGACGCCGACGCACCGGACATCAACACGCTGCTGGATCTGCTGGCCCAGGATCTTGGCGGCAATCCGGTGTACCGCCCCGCGGCCATGAATGCCGAGCGCGCCACGTTCCGCGACCGTGCCCAGTCGCTGCAGGATGAGCTTGACCAGCGCGGCATCGACCTGCAGCAGGCGGACAACGCGACCGCGCGGCAGGCGCTGGGATACGCGAACCGCATGCTGGAACAGGGCCAGCCGGTCGAACCCGATGCGGTGGACTACGCCGTGCGCGACCTGGTGGCGGGGCCGAGCGGCCGCCCGGAAAGCGCCGCGACGCGCGCGCTGGTGGACCAGGCGGTGGCCGATGGCGACCTGGCCAAGATGCTGCAGGGCATCGCCGCCCAGGAAGGGATCGATGCCGACCAGGCCGCGCTTGCGCTGCGCCTGGCTGAAATCACGCCCGACCTGAACGTGACGATGGTGGCGGCACCGGCCAACGCCAACGCCGCCGGCATCTACAACAACACCACGAACGAAATCTGGATCCACCAGGCGGTGCCGTCCGTGGTGCTGCACGAAGTCCTGCATGGCGTCACGTCGGCGATGATGACCAGTCCGACCCTGCGCCGGTCGAACGCGACCGTGGCGCGCGCCGTGGCCGAGTTCAACGACTTGCTGGGCGCCGCCCAGGCCCACTTCGCTGGCATGGAAACCGATGGCGCCGATGTGCCGGCGGCGCTGCGCGCCACGCTGCAGGATCCGCGCGGGCCGCTGTCGAACATCAAGGAACTGCTGACCTACGGCATGACCGACAAGCGGTTCCAGGAATGGCTTGCCACCGTGCCGGCGCCGGCTGGCCGCGAGGAATCGCGCACGGCCTGGCAGTGGTTCAAGGACGCCATTGCGACGATGCTGGGCGTGACCGGGCAGGAGCGCACCGCGCTGGATGCCTTGATCGAATCGACCAGCGACCTGGTGGACTTCGCCCAGGCCAACCCGCGCGCGGCCAACTTCGCGCAGATGAGCGAGGCCAACCGGCTGGGCGCTCCGATCACCGATGCAGCCGCTGCGCAGGGTGGACCGGCGGAAGCGTTCCGCGGCGTCACGCGCGAACAGTTCCTGGGCGAGCCGCGCATTACGTCGAACACCAACGCTGCCGACCTTCGGCCGCGGGCGCTGCGCGAACTGGACGCAGTGGATTCCGTGCCGTTCGGCGACGGCGACCTGACCGCAAAGTATTCCGATGGTTCGGCCGCCGTGTTCGATGGGGACAAGGTGGTGGCCAGCTACAACTTCGGCGACACGCTGGTGGTGGATCGCGCATACCGTCGCCGCGGCATCGGCGAAGAACTGGTTTACCAGTGGCGCACCAGGAACCCGCAGGCTTCGGTCGCGCGCGAGCGCACCAAGGCGTCGCAGGCTTTGCAGGAAAAGGTGTGGGACCGCATCCAGTCCGAGCTTGCCGCCGATCCTCGGACCCTCAACCAGGGCGGCGAGAAGCCGCGCGGCGCCGTCACGTTCGAAGGCGTGCCCGGCGCGCGGGTGTTCAACATCGAACTGCTGAAAGGCATGGACGCCAGCACCTTCATGCACGAAATGGGGCACGTGTACCTGGAAGTGCTGAATGACCTGGCCGCGCGCGATGGCGCGCCCGCGCAGATCACCAACGACATGGCCACCCTGAACGCCTGGCTGGGCCGCGAGGCCGGCACCGCGTTCACCGTTGACCAGCACGAACAGTTCGCCCGCGGCTTCGAAGCCTACCTGCGCGAGGGCCGTGCGCCGTCGTCTGCGCTGCGCCGCACGTTCGCCGCGTTCAAGGTGTGGCTGACCGCGCTGTACCGCAGTGTGCGCAGCCTCAACGTGGAACTGACCGATGACGTGCGCAACGTCATGGACCGCATCGTGGCCAGCGATGCCGAGATTGAAGACGCGCGCGCCGGCCAGTACCAGGGGGCGCTGATTGCCGATGGCATGGCTGTGGGCATGACCTTCGAACAGCTGCAGGCCTACAACGAGGCGGTGAACGCAGCGCGCGCCGATGCCGAAGCCACCGTGGCGGCCGAAGTGCTGCTGGCCGAGCGGCGCGAGCAACAGGCGTGGTACAACCGCGAGAAGCGGGAAGTGCGCACCCAGGTGTTGGAAGAGGTCCGCAACCTGCCCGTGTACCGCGCCCAGCGCTTGCTGCGCAACGGCAAACTGCCGAACGGTGATCTGGCGCCCGATGAACTGCGCGTCAAGCTGTCGAAGGACGAACTGCTGGACAAGTTCGGGCAATCGTTCCTGCGCAACCTGGTCGGCATGTACTCGGTGGAAGGTGGCGTGCGCGCCGACGATGCGGCCGCCATCTACGGGTTCGGGTCCGGGCGCGAGTTGATCGAATCGCTGGTGAACGCGCCGCGTCTGGCCGACGCCGTGGCCAGCGAAACCGATGCGCGCATGAAGGATCGGCACCCGGATCCGATGACGGACGGCACGCTGCCCGACCGGGCAATGATTGCCGCGCACCGTGACCGGCAGGCCGACGTGATGGTGCGCGAAATCCGCGCGCTGGAACAGCACGTCAACGGGCGCCAGGTGTCGCAGGCTGCGGTCATCAAGGGCGTGGCCCGGCAGATCATCCAGGACAAGAAGCTGCGCCACCTGCAGCCGGCCACCTACCGTTCGGCCGAAGCGAAGGCCGGGCGCGAGGCGTTCGAAGCCGCGGCGAAGCAGGACTGGGGTTCCGCCCTGGCCGCACGCCGCCGGCAGCTGCTGAACTTCGAACTGTTCCGCGAGGCCGTGCGCGCGCGCGATGAGGCGGCGCGCACCGCGAAGTACCTGGCGAAGTTCAGCGAGACGAAGACCCGCGCGCGGCTGGGCAAGGCCGGCGCCGACTACCTGGACCAGGTGGATGGCCTGCTGGACCGCTTCGACTTCCGCAAGATCAGTGACAAGGCGGCGGACCGCCGTTCCTCGCTGGCCACCTGGATCGAGGTTCAGGCGCAGAAGGGGATCGACGTGAACCTGCCACCCAAGATCATGGACGAAGCATTCACCATTCCGTACCGCGAAATGACCGTGGCGGACCTGGCCACGCTGCGCGATGCCATCCGGTCCATCGATCACCTGGCGCGGTTGAAGGGCAAGCTGCTTCTGGCCGGCGAAGTGCGCGATGCCGCGGAAGTGGATGCTGCCATGGCCGCCAGCCTGGCCGCTGCGCACGCTGCGCGTCCGGTCACTACGGGCGACCGCGGGCCGAAGGACAAGCTGCGCCAGGCATTCATGCAGGGCCGCGTGATCCAGGCCACGGCGACCGACATGGCCCGCGAACTGGATGGGTTCAAGGACCAGGGCGCCATCTGGATGAACACCGTGGGCGTGATGCGCGATGCGGTGAACAACCGGCTGAACCCGGCGCTGCAGCAGGCGCAGGATGATCTGGCCAAGGTGTACGTGAAGCACTACACGAAGGCGGAAATCCGCGGCTTCTCCGAGCGCGTGCCGATGCCCGAAGTGAACGGCGACCTGTGGAGCAAGTCCCGCCTGCTGGGCCTGGCGCTGAATTGGGGTAACGCCGGCAACCGCGAAGCGATCCTGACCCAGGCACGCGGGCGCATGTCGTCGGAACAGGTGAACGCCCTGCTGTCGAAGCTGGATTCGCGCGACTGGGCGTTCGTGGAAGACGTGTGGCGGTTGATCGATGCGCAGTGGCCTGCCATCGCCGAAGCGCAGAAGCGTCGCACCGGGCTGGTGCCGGAGCGCGTGCAGGCCAGCGCCTTCACGGTGCAGACCAGTGACGGCAAAACGCTGCAGATCCCCGGCGGCTACTACCCGTTGAAGTACGAATCCGATTCCGTCAAGACCATGAAGGACGAAGCGGACGACTTCTACAACAGCATTCGCACCGGTCGCACCGCCAAGGCCGCCACGCGCAACGGGCACACCATCGAGCGCGTCGGTTCGGGTGGGCGCACTGTGCGCCTGGACACGGGCGTGGTGCAGCAGCACCTGCGCGACGTGCTGCGCGATGTCCACCTGGGCGATGCCGTCAACTACGTCCACAACGTGCTGAACGGCCAGGAATTCAAGGAAGCCGTGGACAGCACCGGCATGCAGGAATACCGGCAGGCGCTGGAAGTGTGGTTGAAGGATGCGGCGGCCGGCGAGATTGGCCCGCGCGTGTGGCACGAACGCGCCATGCGCGCCGCGCGCCAGAACTTCACCGCCTCCGTGCTGACGTTCAAGGTGACCAGTGCGCTGCTGCAGTTGTCGGGCGTCGTGCCCACCATCGTCACCATCGGTCAGGGGCACACCATGGCCGGCATCGGCCAGTACCTGGGCAAGCCGCGCGCGATGACGCGCTACGTGCGCGAGGCGTCGCCGTACATGGACAGCCGCCTGCGCACGCACATCGAAGCGGTGCAGACCGTGATGGATGCGGAAGCCGGCCGGTTCGCCGCGGGCAAGGCCGCCAGCATCCGGTTCGGTTACTGGATGATCGGCCGCGTGCAGGGGCTGGTGGACACCGTGACCTGGCTGGCAGCAGAACAGGCGGGCATGGCGAAGTTCGGCAACGACGTGGCGCGCGCGCGGGCCTACGCCGACGACGTGGTGACGCGCGCCCAGGGTTCGGGCGAGTTCATCGACAAGTCGCCGCTGCAGCGCGGCACGCTGGGCGACAACGTGCGCCAAACCGAGTGGATCAAGGCGACCACCGCGCTGCAGGGCTACATGATCGCAAAGGGGAATCTGGCCTACGAACAGACCCGCAAGGCGAATCTGCGCAACCCGCGCCAGGCGATGAAGTGGGCCGCCGACATGGTGATGCTGTTCTCGGTCGAAGGCCTGCTGACCGCGGCGCTGACCGCCAAGCTGCCGAAGGACGACGACGACGACGGCCTGTGGGATGACCTGGGCGAGTGGGCCATCAAGGATGCGCTGTCCACCTTCTTCGGCGTGATCCCTGGCGGCGGCGTGCTGGTGGACCAGTTCCGCGGCTACGATTCCAGCGGCGTGGTGGCCGGCGCCTGGCGCGCCTACGCCGAACTGCTGGAAAAGGTGACCCCCGGCGAGGATGGCGAAGTGAACCTGGACAAGGGCGTGGCGAAGGCGGCCGTGTCCGCGGCCGGCGTCACGCTGGGCCTGCCATCCACCCAGGTCAATAAGACCATCGACGCCATCGCGGCGCGCGCGGACGGCCGCGACGTGTCGCCCTACGAATACCTGACCGGCCCCAAGAAGGAATCCAAATAATGACCGTCTCCGCCAACAGCCGCCGCCGCGAGTACCAGGGCAACGGCGTCACCCAGGTGTTCAATGGGCCGATGGCCTATGCGCGCGCGCACGTCTACGCCTTCCTGGTGAAGGGGAAGACGATGACGCTGGTGCCCAATGCCAGCTTCGACGTGGAAAAGCTGGGGTACGAATCGGGCACGCGCGTCACCATGCACACGCCGCCGGCCGCTGACGAAATGCTGCTGCTGCTGCGCACGATGCCGTACACCCAGGAAACCGACATCACGAACCAGGGCGCGTTCCACGCGGAAACCATCGAAAAGGGGTTTGATGCGCTGGAAATGCAGATCCAGCAGCTGGTCGATGGCACGATCCAGCTGGTGTTCGAAGATGGCGAATTCGTGTGGGATGCGAAGGGCAGTCGCATCATCCGCGTGGGCGACCCGACTGGCGATCAGGACGCTGTGAACCTGCGCACCCTGTACCTGGTCATCGAACAGATCCAGAACGGCGGCGGCTCGGTCGGCGTCAGCCCGAAATACTGGGAAATCACGGGCGACGGCGAGGATACCGACTTCGAACTGCCCGGCTCCGACGTGTCGGATTTGCTCTTCTACGACGTGGTGGTGGAAGGCCTGTCGAAGGAGCCTTACGACGAATACACCATCGTTGCGGCATCGGATGGATCCGACTTCGCGGTGCGGTTCCCGGCGCCGCTGCCGAACGGCGCCGAAGGCTTCGTGATCCTGCGCGGCTATGCCAAGCCGTTCACAGGTAACACCCCGGTGCAGACGCTGCGCATCCCGATCATCGACGTGGATGCCACCACGTACACGGTGGACAAGTCCAGCGAATTCGCGCTGCTGCGCACCACGAACGTCAACCCCTGCCTGCTCACTCTGCGCGCGAATCAGGGCGATCTGTTCGACATGGGGGACGGCAGCTATTTCAGCGTGTGCCAGCGCGGCGATGGCCAGGCCCGGATCGTCGCCGACACCGGGGTGACGTTGGTCCTGCCCGAAGGATTCGTGCCCTACACGCGCGCGCCCGGTTCGATTATCTCGGCCGTCTGCGAGTACGCGGAGGGCGACACCTGGGTGCTGTCCGGCGACCTGGCGCAGGGCTGAACCATGACCAGTCCGCACATCCTCTTCACCCGCCCGCTGGGGCTTCGCTTCGTCGGCCAGCCGCCCCTGCAGGTGGTCGGGCAGCTGGACGGCTACACGGCGGGCGAAGCCTACGAAGGGCGCCTGCAGATCATCAACAACATCGGCGACTGCACCGTGCAGTGGGTGTCGGGCACGATGCCGCCGGGCACGTCGGTGCGCGTGGACAACAGCACGCACGAAGTGGTGGTGGCGTGGCCCGAATACGAACCGCCGGACCCGAACACCACGGTGGTCCCCAATGGCAGTTTTGAAGCCGGTGACGTGAATTGGTCCAAGGGCGCCGGCTGGCTCATCGGCCAAGGGTCAGGGTTCGATGCCTACGACGGTTCGTGGTCGGCGGCTTACACCGGCCGAGGCACGTCCAGCTTGGAAGGCACGCGCGTGCCTGTCGTGGTCGGTACCAGCATCACCGGCAGCATCCAGGTGCAGCAGGGCGGGTCCAGCAAGGGCAACGTGGTCGCAGGCGTGATGCTGCTGTGGTACGACGCCGCCGGCAACCTCATCGACTACGACGTGGGGAACATCGTGCGCTCGGGCAGCAATGGCGCCTGGCACATTTCCACGGTCACGGCGAGCGCGCCGGCTGGCTCCTTCTACGTCGCCCTGGGCGTCACTGCCAACCGGAAGCGCCAGAACCGGCGGCTGTGGGTCGATCAAGCGCGGTGGAACCATTCCTACGCCAGTGGCGCCAACAGCGACGACGACTATTGCCTGGTGATGCTGGTGCGCGACGCGGCCGGGCGCGAAGCGATGTGGGAAGGGTGCGTGGGCGAACGCGCGGTGTTCCTGACCACGCAGACCTATCCCATCGACGCCATCGAAGAACTGGATTCCAGCTTCGTGTTGGATGGCGGCTTCCTGCGCGTCCCACCGGTTCTGAGCTTGACCGAAGGGGCAGACGCCAGCGCGGTCATCATTTCCGGCGAGTTGCGCACGCCTCTGCTTTCCTACGTGATGGCGCCGGAAGGGGTTGATGCGGATGCCGCTGTGATGTCCGGTGAACTGCGCGTTGTCCAGCGCTCCTACACGATGGCGCCCGAAGCCGTCGATTCTGCTCTTGCAATCCCGTCCGGCACTTTGGCCCAGGTGCTGATTGCCACTACCATGACGCCGGAAGGCGTTGATTCCTCCCTTACCCTTCTTTCTGGAACGCTCGCATGAAAACCGAAATCACCCCGTTCAACGTGACGCGTACCGTGGCCGGGCGGTTCAAGATCCACGCGCTTCGCCTCGATGTAGATGGGAACGAAATTCCCGGAAGCCGCCGGCTTGCTGCCGACTGGTTCGACAACCTGGTGGTGAACGCTGGGCTGGACCGCATGGGCCAGGCGAGCGATTACCTTTCGGCTTGCATGGTGGGTTCCGGCAGCACGGCGCCCGCTGTCGGCGACACGCAGCTGCAGTCCCGCATCGCCAGCACCACCAGCATCCAGTCCGATACCAATGGCATGGTGGTTTCTCCGCGGTATGGCTGGCGGCGCAAAACGTTCCGTTTTGCGGCTGGCGTCGCCGCCGGCAACCTTTCGGAAGTGGGTGTGGGTTGGTCCACTGTTTCGGTGTTCAGCCGCGCCCTGATTCTGGATGGCAGTGGCAACCCGACCACCATCACCGTGCTGGCCGACGAAGTGCTGGATGTCACCTATGAGCTTCGCGCCTACGTCAACGAATCGGATGTCACCTTCAATGTGGACATCAGCGGCGTGACCTATGCGTGCGTGCTGCGGCCGGCGAACATCGGCGGCAGCCAAGGGTTGCAGATCGGCGACCAGGTGACCATCAACACGTCGAATCGCGCAGGCGGCGTGCGCACTACCGAATCCAGCACGCTGGGGTCTGTGACTTCCATGCCTAGCGGCACGCAGAGTTCCATGGGCTTCACGAACAACGCGTACGTGAATGGAACCTACTACAGGAATCACACGCTCACCGCGGGGTTGAACCTTTCGAATTTCTCCACCGGCATCGGCGCCGTCACCATTTCCAACACTTTCAGCGACTTCCAGATTTCGTTCACCCCGAAGATCCCGAAGGATTCCACGAAGGTGCTGACGCTGCAGGCTCGCAGCACGTGGGCGCGCCATGTTCCGTAACAACGCCCTTTCCACTGTGCCGGTCCCGTCTTCCTTCGTGGAGACGGTGAGCCGGCGCACGGTCCCGTTGATCGACTACGAAATGGGCGGCGTGAACGTGGCCGATGCCATCCAGGGCTTGAACGTCAAGCTGTGGAAGCTGGAATCGAACGGCGCGCAGATGCTGCTTTCGGCCGATGGCGTGCCGGCCATCGAACTGTTCAACCGCCCCAACGTGTCGCAGGTGGCGCTGGCCTTCGATCAGAATATGCGCCCCCACGTGGCCTTCGTGCAGACTGGCGTGACGTGGCTGTGGTGGTACGACAGCCAGGCCGGCGCCATGGTGTTCAGCAGCTTCCCCGGTGCGCTGACGCCGCGGCTGACCACGGACGAAAAGCGTCCGACGCACCTGGAAGATTCGGACGTGATCTTGGCCTACGTGCGCAACAACAACCTGTATTTCCGCATGCAGCGTGATCGGTTCCTGACCGAATACCTGTTGAAGTCGGCGGTGAATGCAGACCTGATCGCCATAGGGATGAACCGCGACTACCGCATGCAATTCCGGCTGCGGCCGAACACATAGAAGAAGGGCCGGGTGATCCCCGGCCCTTTCCTGTTACGCCTTCGGTATTGCCAGCGCTGTTTCAGCGTCGGCGATGGCCTCGCGCAGGCCGCCCCACTCTACGCAATCACCGCATGGCGGCGCGATGTGGCATCCGCAGTTTGGCGCGGGTGGCGTCTCGATCACTTTCAGCAGCCGTTCCAGGGCTGCTTCCAGGCTTGATTCACGGCTCATGCGCGCACCGCCAGCTGGTAGCGGTTGATTGCCAGGTCGGCCCGGTCGCGCATTTCCGGGAAGTCATCATCCACGATGGGCGTGCGGCGCATGTCCTGCACGGCAACGATTGCCGCATCCGCCAGCTGCAGGCGCCTGTGGTCCGTGGCCAGCCTGCTGAACTCGGCACGGACCGCCTCCACGTCCTGGATGTGCTGCGGCGGGCACCAGGCGCGGATCCTGGCCAGTGCGGCGTGCGGTCCGTCCTCTCGCTCCGGCAGTTCTTCCTGGTCGTGCTGCGCGCAGCGGGCGAACTGGTAGGCGTCCAGGCTCATCACGAACCGCAGCGCCATGGCGGCGGTCTGGATGGCTTCTTCGCGCACGTCGCCGCGCGTTGACTTGTGCGGTTCGTAGGTGTGCTGCAGCACCACCTTCGTCAGCTCGCCGAATTCCTCGCCCAGCACCGCCAGGGCGTGCAGCGGATCGGTCGGCCAGGTGGGGAACTTGGTGGTGGCGCGGCGCAGTTCGGCGAGCGCCAGCGCCATCGGGTCGGTCGCCTGCGAATTACTGTTCATCGTCGCCATCCTCATCGTCGGACATGTAGCTGATTTCTTCGTCGGCGGTGTCGGTGGGATCGTCCCAGCTTCCCGGCTCGCGCCCGTTATCGTTCACCTGGTTGTCGTGCAGCATGATGGCGTAGGCCGCGGCCTCGCCCGGTTCCATGCCGGCCTTCTCGCGCAGGCGTTCCGCGCATTTTTCCAGCCATTGATCGCGTGTCATTGGTATCCCCTGCAGGTGATGGCGCCCCGTTCCGGCGGCGCCTGGTGGTCAGTCGGCGCTGCGCGCGAACTGTTCGATGGGCGGTGCGTCAGCGGCGCGCTGTCCGCCTTCGGGAAGGCCGCCGGCCGCGCGCGGCAGCGTGTCCTGCAGGCGGAACCCCAGCAACTGCCACACCTGGTCAACGGCGCGCTGGCGCGAATACTTGTTGCCCAGTTCGGCGTTGAAGTTCTCGATGCTCACGCATGCTGACATGCCTTCGACGGTGAACCCGTTGTCCAGGGTCAGCTGACAGACCGTGGTGCGGCCGTTCGGCAGGACGGTGTAGGTTTCTCCGACGATGGCCGCTTCCACCTGTTCCGTGGTAACGCGCGGTGCGTTACCGAATGCGTTACTGGTTTCGTTACTTCCCATGGTGCTGGCCTCCTGTGGCCGGTGATGATGTGGTTACTTCGAAATGTCTTTCAGCAGCGCCTGCAGCTGTCGCAGCTTCGCGCTGTCCTCGCCGCTGCGCTCGATGGTTTCCGCCACGTCGATGGCCGCGGCATCCAGGGCGTCGGCCTTGGCCAGCAGCTGGCGCGCCTGCTCGCGCAGGGTGGCGGCAATCTCTGCCAGGTTGGCCATCGGGTCGCTGCTGGTCGGTGCGGGCATGTCGTGTTCCTGGGGCGTGTTGGTGGGGGTGCGAGTGGCGACCAGGCGTGGGCGCTGCTCAATGCGCTGGAACTGCCCGTCGCATTCGCGGATCAGCCCCTGTTCCTTCAACGAACGAAGGCACCCATGCACCTTCGCGTGTTCGTACACCAGGCCGTTCCGGCCCAGTTCTGCCGACACCTGCGCCAGCGTCCAACCTTCTTGGATCGGCACCGTGTCGTACACCTTCCGGGCAATGCCGGTTAGGCCGTGGATGATGGACTGCATGCGGGCTGCGTTCATGGGTCGCTGTCCTCAGAACGGAATGTCGTCGTCGGCGAAGTCGTCCATGGGCGGCGCCTGGCGCTGGGGCGCCTGCTGCTGGCGCTGCGGGGCCGGCCGCTGCGCGCGCTCGCCATCGGCAGGGCGGGCGTCCAGCATCTTCATCTGATCGCAGGCGATGTCGGTGGTGTAGTGCGTCACGCCTTCCTTTTCGTACTTGCCGTAACGGATCATGCCCGCCACCGCGATCTTCGAACCCTTGCGCAAGTATTCGCCGGCAATCTCGGCCAGCTTCCCGAAGAACACCACCCGGTGCCACTGGGTTTCTTCGACCTGGTTGCCCTCGCGGTCTTTCCGCTTCGACGTGGTGGCGATGGAAATGCGGGTGATGGCCATGCCGCCCTGCGTGTAAGTCACCTTCGGGTCATCCCCCAGGTTCCCGATCAAACGCACATCGTTTTCGATATTCATGCTTGCTTCCTTGGTGCGGCGCCGTGGTGGCCAGGCGCGCCCGGTTGAAGGTTGAGGATCGACCGCGGCGAAATGCGGCCTTTGCTGGCGCAGTCCTGCATGTTGTCGCCCTGGGTTCCTATGAACAGGTGGTCGGGGTTGACGCATGCTGGCGTGTCGCATCGATGGCAGACCATGGCGCCGACCGGGATGGCGCCGACGTGGTGTTCGTAGCTGATTCGGTGCGCTTTGCCGGGAGCGGCACCGCGGCGGATCGACACAGTGCCGTATCCGCCGCCGTCCTTGCTGCCGGTGTAAAGCCAGCAGCCGCTTTCAGCTACGCGCACACGCTTCATCATCCGCGGGTATGGCGGCGACGGCGTGCGCGCACCCATCAGGCCATCGCCTTGATCTGCGCGACCAGCGCATCCAGTTCGCGGATGAACTGCTGCAGTTCCTGATTGAGGGTGGAAAGGTAGGCCAGATCCCGATGCACGCGCACGCGCAGTTCGGGCAGGCCCGGCCAGTAGCTGCGGAAGTCGCACCACTGCCGGCCGGACACCAGCAGCTGCCCCTGGACCTGGGCCACGTGTTCGCTGGGGAGCTTGCCGGCCAGCACGGCTTCGATCTGCAGGTGCGGCAGCTTGGTTTTGATTTCCAGCAGGCCGTCGTCGCCCACCAGGGTGTCCGGGCTGCAGCCGATCCGGCCGCGGCGCATGAACCCGACCTGGCGGCATTCGTGGTCGCTGGTGGCCATGTAGAGGTCGCGCACCTGTGGTTCCATCACGTGCCCGCGCTCGGTGTGCTTGTTGCCGTCCCAGGTCGGCACGTATTCCCCGGTGATCGTCTCGGCCGCCAGCTGGTACAGCAGCTTCTTGCGCGTCTCGCTGGGGGCGCCGTTGCGCCCCTTGGCAAGCACGGTGTGGAACACCGAAGCGGTGACGACGCCGCAGCGTGCTGCGTGCCATTCGGGCGTGCCCTGTTCCAGGTCTTCGAAAATCTGCAGTTCGTCAAGCATCGGTCGGTTCCTTGGTGGCGTGCGCATCGCGCATGTGGTCGTGCAGGCCTGCTGCCTTGACGCGCTTGCCGCACGTCGGGCAGGGGATCTTCGTGGCTTTCGGCACCGCCGGTTCGCGGTCCTTTCGGCACCGCTTGCTGCAGTACCGCGGGTAACCGGGCGCCTCGCCGTCCAGGGAGACGCCGCAGCCTTCGCACAGCGTCCCGTCCAGCATCATGTCGGCAATGTCACCCATTGGCTGCACCTTCCTGCTGCTTGGCGTCGGCCACCTTCTGCTTGCGGATCCGCCCCAGCTGGTCGTGAATCCGGTTGTAGCAGTCGGCCGGCACCTCTTCCAGCGCCTGGATCTGCTGGTTACGGCATGCGCCGCGCACCCAGTCCATGAACTTGCCTTCGTTCACCACGTAGGCGTCGATCAGGTCGCGCAGGATGGCCACCTGTTCGTCGTTGATGAACTCGACCTGGGGAGCGCCGCCCACCACGCCATCATCGTCCATGTCCTTCGCGGCCACGCCGGTCGCCGACATCAGGGTGTAGCGCTGCAGGTACGCCACGGTGCTGGCCACCTGCTGGATGGCGTTTTTCTTGCCGCTGTTGTCCGGCGCCGCGAACATTTCGACCGACTCGCTGTGACCGTCGCGGTGCGCCACGATGCACGCCACGGTGATCTGTCCGGCTTCCTGCTTCACGTCCCAGCGGTGGGACAGGCCATGCTTGCCCAGCGCGGCCACCACGCCGTCCACCACATCGGCCAGGGTGGCGTGCTTGTAGCCGACGAATCCGCCGTCGCTGGTGCTGTAGCCCACCGCCTTCGTCTTGCGGATGTCGATGGGTTCGGCCTTGAACGATGCCATGGCGGCCACGAACGCCTTGCGCGCCTGCTCGGCGTCCCATTTCAGCTGCAGGTCCAGCAGCTTTTCGAATTGGTCCATGGCGCCCTTCTCCATGGCAATCACAGCCATCTGCTGGAAGGGGTTGGTGGAGTGGGCCAGCGCGGTGTTCGGCGCCGACTGCGTGGTCGGCATGCTGTCCAGCACGTCGCCTTCGATGGGGGTGGTGGTGGTGTTCATGCGTGCATTTCCTTCTTTGCTCGGGCTACGGCGGCGCGCATACGGGCGCGGGCGTTGTTGTCGGTAACGGCGGCTGCACGGTAGGCGCGGTGTAGTTCTCCGGTGGCCTCTTCGAACTCTTCCGATTCGCGGTCTTCGTCGGAAATGGATTCCCCTTGTGCGAAGTCGTGAATGGCCTGGTTCCTGGCCTTCTTTGCAGCGATGCGGGCGGCGCGGGCGTCCTGCCATTCAACGGCAGCGACGGCCACGGCGTAGGCGGTTTCCGGCTTCATGCGTTCACCGCCTGCGTGTTGACCACCTGGTATTCGCCGTTCACCCAGCCTTCGGCGAAGTCGTCATCGCCCAGCGGCTTGGCCGGCTCGTAGATTCGGGCTTCGCCCTTCACGTCGGACCAGTTCATGTTATTTGCCGCCCAGTCGTGGGCCTGGTACGGGTCGGCGTCGAACAGCGGCAGGGTGTCTTCGGCCAGGGAGCGTTCCAGGTCGCCGTCGAACTCCTGGGCGTAGTGCTTCGCGCGGTCGGTCGCAATGACCATCAGCGGCACCGCCCAGCGGCTTCCGTCCGGCATCGCCACCACGTACAGCAGCGCAGCCCGGCGGGATGCCTCGGCTTCGGCCTGTGCGCGCGCCTGCGCGGCGGCGGCCTGTTCGGCGGCCTCGCGGTCGCGGCGTTCCTGGTTGGCCTTCTCCTGGGCTTCCCGCTGCGCCTGGGCGGCGGCTTCGTCCCGCTGGCGCTGCTCTGCCGCCTGGCGGTCCAGTTCGGCCTGACGCGCCGCCTGCTCGGCCTGGACGCGCTCGCGCTCCACCCGGTCGGCTTCGGCCTGCGCGGCGCGCTGGCGGTCTTCCTCGGCCTGGCGGGCGGCACGGTCGGCGTCCTCCTTCTCCTGCTGCTCGCGGCGCGCCTTGGCTTCGGCGTCGGCCTTGGCCTGCGCTTCGGCGGCCAGGCGGTCGCGCTCGGCCTGGGCGGCTTCGTCTGCGATGCGGCGCTGCTCGGCGGCTTCGGCGTCACGCGCAGCCTGTTCCTGGCGCTGGCGTTCCAGCTGGGCGGCCTGTTCGTCCAGCGCCTGGCGCTCGGCCAGCATCTTGCGCAGGGCGTCCAGGGCGGTGTCGCGGGTCTGCTGGGCGGTCGGCAGGTAGACTTCATCGAAGCCTTCCAGTTCATCGGTGGCCACGCGGTCGATGGCCTGCTGCAGTTCGTCGGCGCTGGCGCCCACCGCCTGCAGCGGCATGTTGCGGATGTTGTCCAGGCGCGCGTTCATGCCGGCGATGCGGTCGGCCTCGGCCTGGCGCTTGGCTTCGCGCTCGGCTTCCTTCCGGTCCTCTTCGGCCTTGATCTGCTTATCGATGGGGTCTTCGATGGCCAGGATGGCGTCCTTGATCGTGCCGGCGCGCTCGTTAATTTCCTTGCCCAGCTTCGACAGCTGGCTGGTCTTTTCCTTGCGGATGTTCTCGGCCTTATAGCGCGGTTCGCGGATCGCCGCGCGCGCAGCCTTGGCTTCGTCCATGCCCTTCGTGGTGGTCACGTCGAACACGACGCCCTTGTACTTGGCGGCGAGGTCAGCCAGGCCGGCTTCCACGCTTTCCAGTTCCTGCATGGCGGCGTGGCGCAGCGCCAGGGCGCCGGCCTTCGCTGCGGTGGTGGCGTCCTGGTCCTGCTCGGCCGCCGGGTCGATTTCGTGGCTCATCGTTCGATCCTTGGTGTGGTGGTGATGGGGAATCCATCCGGCTGCGGCCCGTGCCCCTCGCCCTGGGGAGGTAGCCCCGCGTCTTCGGCGTTCGAACAGCCTGATACGGGTGGGCCGCAGTCGGATGGATGCCGGGGTGCCGCCCCGGCGCGGGTTTCGGTTACGGGGTGAAGCTACCGATGGTCATGCTGGCGGCGTCGCCGACTTCGCCCAGCAGCAGCGCCTTGAACTGCTTGGCGATTTCGTCCTGTTCCTGTTCCAGGGCGATGACGCGGAAGCGCAGCGACGGTTCGAGGCCGGTGGTGGACACCGACACGCGCAGGTGGAACGTGCGTTCCGGCAGGCCCAGGTACGGTTCGGTCTTGAACGAAAGCACGTCCGGCAGGCCTTCATCGCTGGACGCAGACACCGATTCCAGCACGCTGCGCGACTGCTGGAAGTTGCCTTCGGTCTGCTCGGTGGTGGATTCCGCCTTGATCTTCACGCGGCGGATGGCGGCGATGGCACGGGCCAGCGGGATCGGGGTGAACGCCCCGTCGTCGCTGACCTGGTGCGCACCGATCAGGTGGGACCAGTCTTCGATGAAGTCCAGGGCGTCGCGCTGGCTGAACGCCTTGCCGCCAGCGGACAGCATCGCCAGGTAGGCCGGGGTCGCCTGCAGGGTCAGGCGCGCGGTGTGATCGGCGTGGCCCGGCTTCTCGGCGTCGCCCAGGTTGAAGAACACGGTGGCGCCCAGCTTGTCGGTGTCGATGAAGCCGTGTCCGCCCACGCGAGCCTTCACGTAGGAAACGAAGTCCGGGATGCTGCTGGTGGTCAGCTTGCCGCGGAAGCGGGTGCGGCCAGCCAGCGAGGCTTCCACGTTCTGCAGGGTGACGCCGTTGGGGACGGCGACCAGGTGCGCGATGCTGGCCGGGATCTGTTCCTGGGTGGCCTTGGCCGCGGCGGCGCTGGAATCTTGGATCGCTTCAATTGCGCTCTTGTCCATGTGGTTCTGTTTCCTGTGTTGGTGTTGCGGTGGGTGAATCGGATTGGGTGAAGGTCAGCGGATGGCGGCGACGTTGCCGCTGGCCACGCCGTCTTCGGGCTTGAACAGATCCTTGTTCGTGTTCGGCAGCACGGTGATGGCGCCGCGGTTGCTGACGTACATCACGCTGCTGGTGGAAATGTCCTCCTGCTTCTTGCCGCGCTGGGTCGGCGAAGAGAACTTCACGGTGTGGTCGATCTGCACCTGGGTCTGATCGCCACCGACCGGGGTGATGGTGAATTCCAGCGTCACCTTGCCCTTCTTCGTCTTTGTGTTGCACGCGGCAACGCCCAGGGCGGATTCGGCCAGCGCCGCGGCCAGGCGCGGCCCAAGGGTGCCGCCATCCAGTTCGGCCATCAGGGTTTCGATGGGGGTGTGGTTCGGGTTCATCGCTGTTGCTCCTTCGGGTTGGTGCCAGCCAGCCGGCCGGCGGGGAAAACCGTGTTGAACTCGGTGGTGCAGGTGATGGCGCGGCGCCTGCGGAACAGCTGCAGGCGCTGGTCGTTCGTCAGCGGCTGGCGCGGCTCTTTGCCATGGCGCACCAGTTCCAAGCTGGAATTGCGGAACATGTCATTTCCTCCGGGACGCATCCACGATGACCACGAACGTGATGCCAACCCATATCAGCATCGGCACAAGGTTCTGCATGAAGAAGGCCGCCACCAGGGCGGGGCCAAGAACGCCATGCAAGGCGCCCAGGAACATGCCGCGCGTGCGCATCAGTACATCCCCCCGTCGTGGTCGGCATGGCGAGACTCGTAACGCGCTTCCGCGGCGGCGGCTTCCGACGCCGCAAGGTCAGCATCGACCAGGCTTTCGGCGTCGCTGTGCAGCTGGGCGCGCACCTGTTCGCGCAGCTTGACGAAGTAGCGGATGGCCTCACCACCGAACGCAGCGTCTGAAGCCAGAAGAACCGCGGCCATGTCCGCAGCGAACAGCGTGTTGCCGTCGCTACCCACGTCGCTGTCGCCCATCAGGATGTCCAGCGCGCTGCCGACCTCGGCGCTGCTTTCCATCAGTTCGTCCAGCTTCGTGTCGATGAACTCGCCGCGCGAGTCGTTGCGGTCCTGGTCGGCCAGGTAGCGGTCCAGGTCTGCGGTCACGGGGCAATGGTTCACTGGGCGCCGTCCTGGCCTGCGGCCTGCTGCGTGCGCTGGGCGTCGCGGCGGTTCTGCTTCTGCCGGCCCAGTTCGATCATGGTGCGGAAGTGTTCGATGTCGCGGGCGCTTGTTACCTGGTCAGGCTCCACGTATTCGATGGCGACGCCCTGCGGGCTGGTCTTTTCGGTGATTCGCATGGGATCCCTCGGTGGCCGTAGCTCGTTTGTGGGGGCAATCCTGCGCCCGCCATGAATTATTGTCAACACCCTTGCGGAAAATAATTTGCGGGGGTAATGTGACCCCACACCCACAACAGGAATGGCCGTGGCCCCGAAGAAAAGCAACCTCCACAAAGAAGTCCAGAAGGCGCGCAAGCGTAGGGATTCCGACATCCTGCGGCGCGCCAGCAAGGGCGAATCGCACGAAGCAATCGCTACAGCCCTTGGCATGACCCGCCAGCGCGTCGGTCAGATCATCCGCGCCAGCAAGCCGACTGTGCCGGCATGACCAGGTGCGCGGGCTGCAACAGCAGCGCCAACGTGCTGGGCCGTTGGTGCGTCTACTGCAGCAGGTATATCACCAGGGTTCGCCGCTGGTGCGCTCGCCACCTTGGACCGATGCCGGAAGGCGGCCGCTGCGTTGACTGCGGCGCAAAGGCCACGGGGCGCGACCACCGAAATTACGGTCAGCGCAGCAAGGTCGATTTGGTTTGCCATGGGTGCAACGCCAGGCGCGGGCCGGCAGCGATGCCGCGACATATCCAGCGGCTACACCGCCAACTTAACAGGGGAGCATGATGACAGATTCCAACGAAAGGTCCGCCGCGCAGGCAGCACGCGACGCCGGTATCCAGCAGGCCGCCGAACACGCCGACGACGTGAACCCGAACTGGGGTGATCGCGCGTTCGAAGTGCTGCGCATGTTCGCCGCGGCCAAGCGCGCCAGCGGCACCAGCTTCACCAGTGAGGACGTGCGCAACAGCATCCTGGGCGCGCACCTGCCGCAGCCGCCGCACCTGCGTGCCTGGGGTTCGGTGTTCCAGCGCGCGGCGAAGCAGGGGATGATCGTCAAAACCGGCGTTACCGAGTCGCGGGCAGTGCACTGCCATTGCGCCTTCGTGGCGACCTGGAAGGCGGTGTGACATGGCAGGGGATTGGCTGAAATTCGAAAAGGACACGCTGGACAAGCCGGAAGTGTTCGCCATCGCCGAAGCGCTGGGGATCGACCCGGATGCGGTGATCGGCAAGTTGATGAGGGTGTGGTCCTGGTTCGATTCGCACACCGTGGACGGTAACGCTGCGCGCGTTACTTCATCGTTGCTTGATCGTGTCGCTGGCGTTCCTGGGTTCATCGCAGCGATGGCTTTGGAAGGCTGGGCGACCATCGAAACGTCCGGCGTGGCACTGCCTCACTTCGACCGCCACAACGGCGAAACCGCGAAGCAGCGGGCGCTGACGGCGAAAAGGGTGCAGAAACACAAGGCAAAGGGTAACGATGCAGGTAACGATGCCGGCGTTAGTGGCGCGTTACCTAGAGAAGAGAAGAGAAGAGAAGATGTAGAAAAGCAAAAGGCCACCGGCCAGCAGGCTGGCCACGACGCCGCGCCGCCGGACGAATTGCCGCAGGACATCGCAAAGCCGGACGCGCCGGTACCGCCGCAGGACGAAGGCGAGGCGCCGCCGCCGAAGCGGATCACCAGCACCGGCAAGAAGCAGACCGCCGAACACTTCCCGAAGTTTTGGGCCGCCTACCCGGTGAAGAAGGGCAAGGCCGACGCGCTGAAAAAGTGGAAGTCGAAGGGCTGCGACGCGATGGCCGATCAGATCATCGCCCACGTGCGCCGCATGGAGCGCGAGGACGACGATTGGCTGCGCGGCTTCATTCCGCACGGTAGCACCTACATCAACGGCGAACGCTGGGAGGATGAA